TTTACTTTTTAGAATTTGCAATAGCCTGTTTAGCCAAAGCAATACGGTTTAATAACTCACCCTTTTGCTGACCTATGGTTGGCTGTTGGTATGGGATACCCACCCAACTAGCGATATTGGAACCCTGTCTAGCATCTTGGTTACTAACACCACCAAGGCGTTCAACAGTTTGGTACATCGGCAAGAATTGTTGCGCAGCATACAATGCTGGATTGTTAATTGGTGCACCAGTAAACGATGACTTACCTGCATACAACTCTAAAGGAGTTTTTATCAAAGGGGTAGTATTAGAAATAATACCAGCAGGGCTAGCAAGTTTTAACAAGTCTTGTTGTGCTTTCATCCAAGGCAAGTCAGGCGTAATCAAACCACGACCAACAGGTGACTTGAATGCACCAGAGTCCATTTGGTAACTAGGAACAATATTGCTATCTTCCTCGCCAGCAAAGTTTCTAGCAGCACTAGCGTAGATAGCGTACACTCTTGGCTTCAACCACATCTGTTGCATCTGCATCGGCAAGTTACGACTCATGAAAGTCCAGAACGGAATAATCTTTTTAGCGTAACCATCAACCTTAGATACGTCACTATAGTTGAAGTGGATACGGTTGATTCGGGCTACAGCCTCCTCAAACGAACCACCACGACGGATAGTATCCAAAGCCATACCCATACGTACGCTACCTTCAATAGTTGTACCTATTGCTTTTGACTTTGCGACAAACCTGTTGCGTGTACCAACAGTACCAATTTCAAAATCACCGTATGCTCCACCACCGCTTGCGTATACAGCATTCACAGCATCAACATACTCTTGGCGTTGACCTGTAGGTACACGGTCAACCCAACCGTTAGGGTCATTCTTTATTTCACGCCAATACTTAGTACCATCAAGCATGTTGCTTGTTGACACACCGTCGCTGTAGTTCATCAAAGTGGCACTGAGTGCGTTGCGAACATGGAACCGTGGTGACATGGTTGCATACGCTTTGAATACGTCAGTGTAACCATCCCAAACTTTCCAAACCTGTGCCCATTCACCAGGTTGGTTGAGTTTCATGACACGTTGCATAGCAGCCTGTATCTGTGGTGACACAGCGATACCAGACTTGCCTATTTCTTTGAACCCATCCTGCATTTGTTGAATCATGATTGCAGGGAACTTCATGTCCTTGGCACCACGAACCATTGCTTCAACAGCCTGCTTGTTCTCAACAGCGTTCAACATTTGACCTTCAAGCGCATGAGCCTTAGCGACCAAAGCAGCCGTAGCCTGCTGTTCAGGAGTAGCATCCATAGAGAACAAGAAAGCAAACTTCTGTGCCTCACTAGTACCACCAGTTAAAGTACCACCCCTAGCAGAAAAACCTACACGGTCAACATAAGCCTGAGGGCTAGTCATTGCTAACGCTTCATCAAGCCACTTGTTAGAAGCCTCAACTGTTTTCATAGCATCACTAGCCGTAACGTTAGGTACTTGAGCCAAATCCATAGCGTTACGTTCAACCAAACTAATCTGGTCACGAACCTCGATAAGAGCCTCGCTGGTAGCAACACTAGAATCAATACCAATCTGCCTAGTATTATCTAACTCTGTATTAATTTGCTGTCTAGCCTGTCTAGCCTCAGCAAGATTCTGTTCAGACATTTGAACAGACATACGGCTACTGCCACTAGCGTCAGCAAACTTCAAACCAAGAGCATTATCCTGGAAATCCGCCATAGCACGATTGGCTGTATCCGCACTCTCATCAGCAATGAGTGGCAAACCGCCACGAATACGTGCACCAAGTTCACTAGAAACATCAAGACTATCTAAAGTTTTTTGAGCCTTATTGATTTCACGCATAAGATACTTGCGTCTATCAACAGCCTGCTTCTTATTACGGCCGTCAACAATTACACTGGCATCACTATCAGGGAAATCTTTAGCCTTGACTAAAGCAGCATCAATCTTATCTAGTTCTGCTTTATTACTAGCAATGGAAGCCTTAAGTTTTTCGGCACCACCAGCCTTCTCAACATCCAAAGAAATTTTATTAATACGTTCCTGGAAAACGGCACGTTGAGGATTCTCCAAAGCATTACGTGCCTCAACCTGCAAAGCAACTTGCTGCCTGATTAATTCAGTCTGTTGACGATAAAGATTACCAGCAGTAGTACGGTTTTTACCTAAACCTTCGCTGAAAAGAACTGCTTCCCAGTTTCTTACGGCATAACCTTGTTTAGGTTTAATATTAACAGGTGGATTAACTAGCCACGCTTGGTTGAAATCAATACTGTTTCCAAGACTTTGTGACTCACTAGTAAGTTTAGCCTTTAACTCTAAAAGAACTTTATGTTGTTCAGTTATAGCACGCAAAGCATCCTGGTCAACAGTGTACCTAAGGTTATTTACCTGTGCATCTAAAGCAGCATTATAACGTGCACGCAGGTTTGCTGCCTTTTCAATCAACCTAGGGTCAGCAGACTTTTTACCTTTTTCTATAGCAAGTTTTGCGTCATCAACACGCTTCTGCGCATCAGCAATACTTATAGCGTTTTCTGCATCATCGGCAAAACGCAAGTCTCCACTAGAACCAGACTTGTATCTATCTATACGTGTTTGAATATCACGCAAGTTTTCTTCAGCACTACGAAGATAATCATTAAGAGCAGGGTCAATCCTCTTAGGTGCTTTAGCCAACTCTTCTTCAGCCTGAACCAAAGCCATACCAAGTTCATCAACTTTTTTACTTTGAGCAGCAGTAGGAGATTTCCATGTAGCCTTAGTTGACAAGTTGCGATACTGTTCACGGTTACTTTTAATAGCAGCATCAGTTTTAGCCAATTCTCCACTGGCATCAGCAATCTGCCCGTCAATGACAGCAATTTCGTCACGTGAAGCACCTTTAGTAATCATGTCTGCACGTTTTTTGTTCAACTGATTAATAACTCTAGAGTCACCATCAACTGCTATTTGACGGACAGTCAACTCAGCAGTTTTTTCTGCAATAGCAACAGGGTCAGTAAAGTCAACAGAAATTTGACCAAGCAAACGCCTATCGTCAGCGCTTCCTTTTGGTCTGTAACCCAACAACTCTCCACTAGCAGATAAAGAATCAATACGCCTTTTAACATTCTGCATTTGTTCTGCAATAGCGGAAGCAACAGCATCGCCTTGCCTTTCTACGCTGCCTGCTGTTCGTACTGTGCTTTCAGCCATTTGTCGGTACCGTCGTGTACCAGTTGTATACATTCCGTTATCGTTAATCCATTTAGCAACTTTTTGGTTGTTAAGAATTCTTCTTTTATAAGTTTTGCCCGATTCGCCTACTTCTTCTTTCATTTCCGTTACTGCATCAAAAAACTTTTTGAATGTATCAAGTTCTTTGCCTTCTCGTTGACCTACAGTACCAAGCAAAATTACTTCAAGACTGCTTGCAATATCACGCATATCTGAACGTAAAGTTTCTTTAGAAGCATTGTCCATAGAAGAAGAATAGAATCCACCTAAACTTTTTTCACCAACATCACCAGATGCCAAACCAAGTTCAAGCATCTGACGTTCACCAATATTAGTAGGAGCATTTTGACCACGCTCAAGAATATTCAATCTATAAGACATATTTAAATAGTCTTGCAAGTACTGGTTAATAAAAGTTATGTTTCTATCTACTTCAACTTTTGCAGCCCTAGCAGCAGCCTCAGCACCACTAATGTTTCCTGCCTTACGCAAAGCATCAGCGTTGCTATTCAGACCAGCAATGACATCTGCGTGTGCTTGGAATAAACGGTCAAACTGACTTTTAGCAAGTTTTCTTTCGCTAGTAAGAACTTCTTTAGCAACCAAAGCAGCAACAGCGTCAGCGTTAAAAGGCTGACCAGTTGCGGTAATACGACTAACAACATCCTTGTAACGGTTAGTGAAGTCGGCGTGTATACGGAAACGGAAAGTCGCTTCCTCAATATTTGCGGTTACAGCAACAGCATCTTTAATAGCAGCCCTAGCCTGAGCATTAGTCATATCTGTTACAGAGTTCAACCTGTCAAAAACGTCAACACCATTTCTGTATTGTTCAAACAAGTTATCAAACGATGCGAGAACACGATTCTGAACGTCAATAGACATCAATGGCGTATCAACCATTCCACGAATTTCTTCTAAAGCAATTTCTTTAGATTGAACAAAAGCATAGTTAGACATGTTCAACAAATCAGATGCTTCTTGAAGCATGTTTGCTCGCATACGGTCACGTTCAATACTGTTCTGCGCTATCGTGCGATACTCATCAATGTTACGCATAACATTACGTTCAAAATCTTCAATAAAAGTTAAATCTTCTTTAGTCAAAGGAGTTAACTTTATTAACTTCTCTCTAGACAAAGCACTAATTTCACCATCAACAACATCAAAACGTTGAGATACACGCATACGTGCACTGATGCGTTCCAAAACACCCTTTAAAGTATCATACTTGGGGCGCAAACTATCATAAAGAAAAACTTGTTCTTTAGCCTTATTCGTTTCCCCAACAAGAGCACCAGCACGACGCCTCAAACTTTCAGCCTCATCAAGACCTTTACTTGCCTCAAGCAAAGCCCTATGTGCTTCTGGACTAAAAGAATCAACCAACTCCCTAGCGTTGCCCAATGATTCACTGAACTGAATTACTGCGTTACGTTGCCTACCAATAACTTCTCCACCCTGAACAACACGGAAAGGTTCAACATACTTAGGTGCAGGCAACATGCGTTGCTGACTAGCCTTAACAATTTCCTTACCCAACTCATCCCTAGTGGGTAACTTGACAACAGCAGCCTCATCAAGACGTTTAATAGACTCATCCAAGTTGGACTGTATCCGCTTAACACTATCCAACAGGTTATCGGCATACGCTTTATCAGCAGTAAGAAGAATATACTCTTGACTGTTCTCGAGATTAGAAATAGCCGACAATCTACTGTTATGATTATCAATCAAATTAGATAAAAACTCAGCCATATTATCAAGTTGTCTACCCTGTTCTTCCAAACTTACTTGAGTAGACTTGTTGCGTAACAAAAATTCGTTAAACGATTTTTGTACGCTATCAAGTTCAACACTAAGACTGCCTTTCTTTGCAGCCAAAGTTTCCTGAACCTGTTTTCCAACAGCCTGAACAGCAGCATTGTATTCATCAATAACAACCTTTTGTGCATCAGCAGCCGCTTTGACAGTAGGTTGCATATCTGCAACAAACTTCTTAGTAGCCTTAGCCTGCAACTTAGCAGCCTTCTTAGTGGCTTCCTTGTCAACAACTTCTGTAGAAACCTCAGCAACAGTTCGTGTAACACCAAGGCTTTCCAAACGTTTAGTAAAAGCACCATTAGCAACAGCCTGAGAAGTCTGTCGTGCATGACCAGACAAAAGTTTTGCTATATCATCTTCAAGAACGTTAGCCGCACCAAGTTCAGGGAACTCTCTTGCGAATACACGGTTAATCTCATCAATCGTGTCAGTAGCAAACGTTAACTCTTTACCAGAAACCTTATAAACTTTTCCTGGCTCAACGTTAAACAAACGTGCCCTAGCAGCACTAGGTGCACGCACATCATCGACAGTAACACCAAAGGCTGTACGGAAATCCCTAGCAAAAGGTGTTTCCGAGGACAGCAACTCTTTACCAGAATCACTCCAAACGTGAGGAACATAGTTAGGGCGATACATTTCAGGTGTAACCTGACCAGCCTCAACCATTCTAGCAAAGTTATTGTCAAGGAACTGTCGTGCTTCTGCAGCCATAGGCGCATCAGCAACACCACGCTCCAAAGCATAAGTAACAGCAGAAGGATTACCAGTAGCAGTAATGCCATCAATAATAGGTGTCAACTCTTGATTGATTCTACCTAAAGCCACACCCTGAGCACCAGCCATAAACTTGGCACCAGAAAGAACCGCTGTAGCCTCTTTAGCCGACAATGCACCCTTACCAGTAGCCAAACGTTCAGAAGCCTGAATGAACGCTTCAGGTGTACGTGCACGACGGATAGCACCACCAACAGGAGTGGAACCCAACAATGTGCGTGTTTCTGCAAGAGTCCTACTAAGACCAGCACCAGGCAAACCAGTACCAGGAATACGCAAAGCATTCTCACCGTAACCTAAATACAATCCTGCTCTAGGCAGGTTGTATGCTTCACGTTCAGCAGACTTAAGACCAGCAAGACCAAGTCTGCCAGCCTTAGAAACAAGTGCTTCACTAGCACCAGCCTCCAAAAGTTTTGTTGCTAACGCTGCACGACCACCAGCACCAACAAAAGTACCAGCACCCAAAGTTAACAACATGCTAGGGTCTGTACCAACGTCACCAAGAAAACCTAAACCTCTGTCAGCCCACTTGTTACCAGTATTAACAAACTTACCTACACCAAAAGTAGGGTCCTTGATTTGTTTAATAAAATCATCAGTATTGAACTCACCAGTCTTACCGTAATCGTAAGATTCTTTCAGAGTAGAAATAGTAGCACGACGACCATAATCTAAAACCTCTAAAGGTTTCAAACCAATTTGAACAGCCCTATTAGACAAGATTGACTGCAAAGCATTCTTTTTCTTAGGAGCAGGTTTAGACAAGTTAGTTAACTGAGTCAAATACTTAGACAACACATCAGTACCAGCAGGCTGACCACTGATACCACTATTGACGGTGGAAACTAAATCTTGATACTGCTGACCAATCCTAGGGTCAATATTGTATGCGTTTATGCCACTAGGCGTAACCGCAGCACCAGTGTTAGCGCCAACTTGTTTAATATATTTATCAAGAACACTAGCCACGCATTGCCTTTGCTAATAAAAGTCTGGTCATATCATAACTACTTGGACCCAAAGCATTATTTGCTTTAGTTGTTTTCTGCTGGTTATAAACACCCTGAGCAAAAGCAGCCTTATCAAAAATGTTTCCACTACGAGGCGCATCAGACATTGCTGTACCCGCATTGTACATTTCATTCAAACCAGACTGGCGAGCCTGTTCTTCCATAGCGGCTTGTTGAGCATCAGCAATATCTTGTTGATTCTTTTTTAAAGCAATCAACGCTAATGCTTGACGTCTTTTAACTTGTTCTGTAGTTTCGGTTTGACCAAATTTAGGGTTCTTGTTTGCTTCACCAAGTTTTCTTCCACCCTCATACAAGGCACCAGGTAGTCCACCTGCAAAAATTCCTTGACCAACACCACTAACAAAACTGGTAGCCTTATCAAGAATATCAAGTCCTTTATCAAGAGGAATTTTTTTATTCCCCAAAACACTTAAATAACCCAAAGGTGTATCTTTCAAAAAATCAAGTTTAGGAGTAGTTGCTGTTGCGTAAGAAGTTTTTGCACCCTTAGTAGTGTCAGCCTTTAAACCAGCAGTCTTGCCAGCCAAGTTCTCTGCATCAGCAAGATACTTTGCTTGTGCAGCAGTAGGAGAACTATATGGACTATCAGGTAACTCAAACTTTTTTGTTGCCCCAACTTTAGTTAACAATGGTGCAAACTCTGGTACACCAAGTTTTGTTAAAACTTCTAAACCTGTTGTGCCACTAGATATTGATTTAGTTCTAGCCTGACTAGAGTTAAGAACACCACCAACAATATCCTGCAGTTGATTCATATCATTCAACTTAGGAATACTCGTATCGTTGGGGTCAGCCATTGTTTTCTGCAAATCATTAATAATGCTTTCAACATCTTCGCCACCATCAAGAGCAGCATAAACAATATCCAAAACACCTTTAGCAGCAGGGTCATTCATATATTTAGCGTTAAGTTTAATGCGACTCTCGTCAACAAAAGAACCACCACTAGACATCTCTTGACCCAACAAACTCAAAAGAGTTTGCTCATCAAGCATCTGCAGTAAAGCCAAATCTTTAGAACTAGGTTTAGCCATAATTACTTCTTCCCACTGAATGCACGCCTAATAGCAGGCTTCTTAGCCTTACCACCAGCACTAAGCAACTTCAACAAACTATCCTGAACACCACCACGAGCAGTAGCAATATCACTATTAGTCTTAGCAATATCAGCCATAGTTTTATCCAGTAACTCTTGTGTAGCCTTCTTGTTCTCAGCCTCTTTACCAGCAATCTGTATACCATAAAAAGCCTTATTTGCTTCAAGGTTTTGTGTAGCAAAATCCTTGGATAACGCTGCAGCAGTTTTAGAATCAACAAGACCCTGGTCATACAAACCTTTAAGAATGTTAACCAAGTTTCCAAACTGTGCACCAGAATCCATTGCAGCCTGTTTCTGCGCTTCATAATCTGTAGTTACAGGAGCAGTGCCAACGCCTTGCTGTTCCAGCAATGCGTTAAACTGTGGGTCAACTGTAGTTGTTTGTGCGGATACACCAGCGAAAGGATTAGTTTGTTTGCTAAGAAAATCCATCAAAGCAGCATTGCTAGTGTCAATGTTTCCACCTGCAACACCATATTGGCGAGTCAACTCATTCCCCAACATGTTAGTTGGTTCCTTATATACACCAGTATTTAACTCGTTTTGATATCTGGTTTGTTGACCAGACAAATAGTCCATAACAGGTCGATAACCTGCAGCGTAACCACCAGTATTTAAGTTAGCCAAAGTTGCGTCAGTTGCCTGTTGAATACCAGGTTTAACACCACTACCACTACCACTATTTTTAAGATATTCTGCAAACAAATCATTAAAATTAGTAGAGGAATCTTTAACACCTAAATCTTGTCCAGTATTAGCAACAGTGATTGGAAGGTTGTTGTAACTTGGTTGACCAATAATGTCATATGTACCAGGCTGAGGATACTTAATTTCAGCAACAGGTTTACCACCAGTAGTAAAAACACCTGTTTTAATCTTTTTTCCAATAGCCATAAATTATCCTAAGAACGGTTTATACGAAGTTAAAGCACTAGCACTATTGGCAATTTCACGATTCTTCTGTTCCTCAAGGTCAAGAAGGCGAGCAGCCAAATCCGCTTGATTCTGAGCCAAATCCAACTCTTGATTTCTTGCACTAGCATTAATCTCATCCTGAATATCCTGCTGAGAACGCTGAGACTCAATACTGTAATCCTGCAAACCTTTAGAAAAAATACCGCTAGTGATACCAGGACCAGCAAGGTTACGTTGCGTATAACTAGAAATAAGTTTAGGCATACCAGCAGCCTGCTTTTCCTGCAGCATACTTAGGTTACGTTTACCTCTGGTTTGAGACAAAAAATGGGCATACGCATTACGGGCTGACAAAGCACCAAACTGGTTCTTTGCAGCCTGACCCTGCCTATAGTATCCACTAGTATCAATCATGCTCATATAAATAGTCCTTTTGTCACCTATATTTGCGGATACAGCGCAGCAATACCATCCACATACTCTTGATGAATAAGCGGAACCAAATCCTGAATCAACCTGTTCTGTTTCCTCTGGGCTGTATCCGCCCCAATATGTTGCAGATATAATAGTTTGTCAATATGTTTGCATCTTGTTGTGTGCAAAGCAGACCGAACTATGAGGTCATAGTCATCTGCCACAGGCAGTTCGACGTTATGACCACCCAATTCACGGTAAACACTGGTACGCCAACACCGCACATGATTAGGTACAGAAACAATATGGCTAAGGGTAATGCGGTTCAATGGTGGGGCTATCATTTCCCACACGTTGTAATCGGTGTTCCAGCGTTCCGAGCCGTAGCCAAATGCCCAGCCTTCAGGATATTTACCGCTAGTGCCGTCATCAAAAACTTCTGCACAGTTAGAGTAAACAAACCCAACATTACAATCCATGAACGCTGCATCTATTTCTTCTAGGGCATCAGGCACTAGTTCGTCATCATGGTCTAACTCAACAAGTATCTCGCCTAAACCTAAAGAGAACGCCATGTGTTTTGCGTAGCCGATGTTTCCGCCTGATGGTACGTGTGGTCGGAACACCCGTATCTTGTACCGTTCATCGGAGCAGAAGCCGTATACCTGATTGTATATGTCTAGGTTGGGGGAGTCGTCGTAGATGACCCATT